TATGTGGGCGGATTTCAGGAACTGCGCCAAAGGTTGATGTAATGCCACAATTCACATCCGACTGGTTCAGCAATGCACTAGTCAACTTTGATTACATCACCAACTACTTACAAAAACAAAAAACAGTTGACAGCATATTAGAAATAGGCAGCCACGAAGGCCGTAGCACCTGCTGGATGTTGGCGAACATGCTTAGTGACACAGGCACCATTACCTGTGTTGATCCATTTGCGGATCGTCCTGTGACAGCATTCAGTTATGATAGCATACCAGAAGATCGCAGCATTGAACAAATCTTTCGTGCCAACACTGCAGAAGTTAAGAAGCCTGGACAAACTGTGGAAGTCTACGCTGACATGAGTTTTCCTGCCCTAGCACAGCTCATTGTGGACCGGAGACAGTATGACTTCATCTATGTAGATGGCAGTCACAATGCAGATGATGCCTTGGCAGACGCTGTGATGTGTTTTGGATTGTTGCGCCCCGGAGGCGTCATGCTGTTTGATGACTACTTGTGGGAAGATGACCAGCACTATTTGGGTCGTTGCAAACAAAGCATTGACGCATTCGTAAACATGTTTTATCACAGGCTCAAATTGGGCTTGGTAAATTATCAGTTGGCAATAGTTAAAAAGGAACTAGAATGAGTGTTGAAATAGGAAAAACATACACCATGCGCATGGGTTATGGTGAAGAGATAGTGGCAAAAATCACAGGATTCAACAGCAGTACTTACACGCTGAGCAAGCCTGTGGCAGTGGTACCTGGACAGCAAGGCATACAGTTGATGAACAGTTTGTTCACCGCAGATCCTGAGGAAGAAGTCACGGTAAATATATCTAGCGTGGCCATGATTGCTCCTGTGCGTGAAGACGTTGGAGACAGTTATTTGGAAGCCACAACAGGTATCAAACCTGTGCGCAGTAAAATCTTAATGGGATAACATGCCAGCAGTACAACGACAAGGCGATCCAAATGGCTCAGGTGGTGTAAACACTTCGGGTGTGGCTTCTGTGCGTGTAAACGGTCGTCCCATTGTTGTACCAGGAATCTCAGTTTCACCTCACCCTTGCTGCGGGCAGCCTGGCTGCGGCATTCATTGTTCTGCAGTGACTTCGGGCGGTTCAGGTTCAGTTCGTGCTGGCGGAAGACCAGTGATACGCAACGGAGATGCGGACACCTGCGGACACAGTCGTGTGGCCGGCAGTGGTGATGTAAGGGCAGGATAATGGCAGAATCAACAGCAACACCACTACAACTCACAGCAGGCGTGGGATTTTATTCAGGCAATGCTATCACTGCCAACACTGTGTTGGCCAATAGCATTGCCAGTTACAATGCTCTAGCACCCATAGCCAATCTGATATATACCATTGGTCTAGCCACCAGCAATGTCAGTCTCGGCATTAGTGCAGGAACAATAGCCAATCTCAAAACTTTGGGTGCCAATGTTGCAGGCAACTATTGTCCTGCGCTGGGAGACAGTGTGCCCAGCAATGTGTCATGGACTGTGGGCAACGCAGGTTATGCTACCACAATAACCACAGCGGCCAGCACCTATCTTGGTTCAGGTGACTTTGGTAAATTTGCACAGGCATTTGGTGCAGCTCAAGGATATGTCAGCTTGACCAACCAAATTATTTTGAGTGCTGTGAATGCCAACGGCAACAACTGGGTGGGACAGACATTTACCAACATGAATGACTTGATTACTGCTGGTATTACCAGAGTCACAACCAATCTAGCAGCATTTGGTGCAGATCTAGCAGCCACTGGCGAGCTTATTGATTTTTCTGCTGTGGAAAATTTTGGCACACCAGCCTCGGTGTTGCAACAATTGGCTCGAGCCGGCAACATGACCAACGGCACACTGCCATGTGTTCAAACAAAACTGCGTGAAACTGGATTGTCGGATCAAAACATTGCTGACCTTGTGAACAACAATCGCCCCAGTTTGTACAACCAAGTATCACCAAATGCCACAACTTTGCAGGTGGTCAGTAGATTGAAAAATGCTGCCTTGCCGCGTGGCGCGGTGTCATTCACAGAAAGCAGACCAGGTGCATTGACAGAAAACGAATTTGACAGTCTGCAACGTCTGGCATATCAAGGCATGTGTAATGTGGCTGGTGCATGTTTACAAGAAGTACTGGACACCATGAACATAACCACTCCCAATATAACCACCATGTGTGAGCTGTTGAATCCAGTTAAAATTTTCCCCAATAGTTTTAGCACATTGACTTTGCCCACACCTTCTGGCCTAGAGCTGATATATGACAGTCAAGGCGATGTAAATTCAATCATTGAGCCCACTTTGAATTCAGGCACCGTGGTGGTTGTGGGCTGTGATCAAATGGCCAAGATCATGCCATCTGCACAGGCTGCTGCCAATCGTGCTTTGCAAATTGCACTGCAACAGATAAATGGGCTTCGTAACACCACACCGGCTGCGCTGGCAGTAATATTACAATGACCATATCACAAACAGCAGCCGCCAATGCGGCATATGGAAACAAAGTTACCACATTGGGCAATTTGCCTTTGGCTGCAAATACCCCCACGCCGGTGCCAGCCGATGTGGCCAGTTATTATGCCACCAACCTGGCTCTAGGTTCAGGTCCCAGCGGTACATTTCTAATCACAGACTTTTTTGGATCAGCAGCTGGTATTCCTTACAACAATGACCTTGCCACAATTACTTCAACCATCAACGCACAACTCACCGCTGGTACACTGACCACTCTCAACACCATATATTCTTACATGAAAAATCTCATCACTGATGTGTATGGGTTGCCGGGTGCAATCGCTCTTCCAGCACCGTACAATGCCGGAAACCCCTATGCCAGTTATAATTCGGCCTTGGTGGTATTGATCACAGCCGCTGATGCCGCCATTGGCACAGCCATCACAGCCATGGGCACTGCTACCACTACACTGAACACTGCTTGGACGGAAATGGTCAAGCACAGTGCCAATGAAGACACATTTCAAGCATTGGCCTCAATTGACTATGCCACACTCACAGCCGGTGCACAGTTGCCCATCACTGCTTTTATTCCCAGTCTGGGCGACCTTGGCAAACAAACACAAGAAGGCATGGCAGCACAGTTTTTGGAAAGCATTGCCAACACTGCCAATCAATATGGACAGGCCATGGTGGGTGCGCTGAGAGAAGGCCGCAACACCTCAGGGCTAAATTCCATAGGGCTCACTCCCACCAATGGCGTGCCCAGCCAAAGTGCCAATGCGCTGCCGCAAGCCACGCTGATTTCCAGTACCTAAAAAGTAATACTCTAGTAGTACTTGACCAGAAATCTCCTTTTTGCTATAATAATGGCATACAAAGCAAAAAGGAGCCAACATGTATTACATTGTTTCTAAGGGAACTGGACTTATTGTAACAGATGGTCCCAACAGAACCCGTGCATACAAAACTTTCGGTGCCGCACGTGCCACACGCACACGCCTGTGCCGCAAAGCAGGGTGGACAGCGGACCAACTCAGCATTGTTGCCACCAAGTACTACAAACCCCGCATGGTTGAACGTACCAACATCATGACTGGCGAGAAGTTTGAGGAAGATGTCAACACACCGCACTTCTGCTCACCCAGCTCAGAATCATTCTGGAGCATGTAATACTTGAGTATTACCATTTTGGCGGTTGACCAATAATTGCCAAAATGCTATAATATGGACATATTGTAACAAAAGGAGCCCAAGATGACATACGCAACAATCCAGGAAGTCAACACTTCCATCATGTTTAGCAATTTTACAAACGAACAGCTCAACAGCATTGTGAGTGCGGTGCAGTATGCTCGTGCCCAGTTGGGCAAGCAAAAAATCCGCACGTTCACCAAAGGTGACACAGTCAAGTTCACCAGCGCCAAGCGCGGTGGTCTTGTGGTACAAGGCACAGTGACCAAGGTTGCCATCAAGTATGTCACTGTCAAAGACGGTGTGATGCTGTGGAAGGTGCCCGCCAACATGCTGGAGGCTGTATAATGAATGAATGGATATTGATTGTGGCTTTTATCAGCCCTGGTGGCAACTTTATAGACAAAGTGCCTGTGACCATGCCTAGTAAAACAGCATGCGAGAAGGCAATCAAAACACTGCCCAAAAAAGGCGAGCACCCAATGGGCATACAGTATCGAGGCCTGTGTGTTACACAAGCACATTGGAATGGCACTGAGCCAATGAAAAATGTTCCACTTGATTGACGGAAAGAAGCAATGAAACAATATCTAAATCCAAATTTTATTTTACAATTTTTATGGTTCATTGTTCTGCAACCCGCAATATTCTTTGTGAGTATGGCGGTGTTTGTGCAGGCCATTGTTCAAAGTATTTGGGGGTAACATGGGATTAGACATGTACGCATACGTGGCCGCTAGAGCAGGCCAGCAAGATGAATACTACGAAGGTGCAGAGATGGATTCTGAAACCCGACAGTATGTAAACCCCAACGTCAACAAGCCAAGAGAAATTGCCTACTGGCGCAAACACCCCAACCTGCATGGCTGGATGGCTGAACTGTGGATGGTGCGTGAAACTGGTGGCGAAGGCGATGTCAGCCACTTCAACGGAATTGAACTGGAACTCACTGCCGAGGACTTGGATGATTTGGAGTTGGCAGTAAAAAATAATGAACTGCCACCAACGTCAGGATTCTTTTTTGGCGATGGCGCAGATGATTATTACAAACCCAGTGATCTAAAATTCATTCAAGAAGCCCGTGCAGAAATGTTCTTGGGTTTGAAAGTATTCTATAACTCATCATGGTAACACTGTAAATATATGAATGACATTGACTTCACCCACACTCAATTCAACGGTATCACTGTGGCAGCTGATTGGATAAGAGACTTAGAAGCATCTGACAGTCGCTTGCACAAAGAACGAGTGATTGAAAAAGCATTGATGGCAGCAAAGCTGGGCAGTGCCAACGCACAGTGTTTCTTGTTCAATTGCTATCAAGCATACAATCCCTACTACACATTCCATGTCAAACAAGTGCCCGAGAGTTCTGGCATCGAACATGCACCAAACCCTTGGCCTGTGTTCTGGGGACTGTTGGAAGGCCTACGCACACGATCGTTCTCTGGACATCGTGCCCGAGATGCTATTGCGGAATGTATGAAACATTTTGACAGTCTGGAATGGAACAATGTTTGTCGCCGAGTAATGATCAAAGACCTACGCTGTGGCATTTCAGAGAAAACT